CTTAAAAAATTACTACAAGATAATTATATTGATCCAGTACTTGGACCAGTACAATTAACTGAATTACACGATAATTTTGTAAAGAATATTATTGCAAGAAATAAATGGGAAGATAAAATAGCTCCGAAGATTGCATTAGAATTAAGAACTGTATTTGATTACAAAATTCCACCTCTAATTAGGAGTAGAGTTTCTGATAGAGAACTACAGCAATTTTATTTAAGATTCGCTAACAGACTTAGTCTTGCTGATACTCCTGACAAAGATCAATTTGTTGTATCACTTGGTCGAGACTTATATAATTTAGCTAATTTAAACGGCTCGAGAAATGAATGGTTTAAATTAGGAAATTCTATATTAGAGGCTAAAAATGTTAATAAGTTTTTCGAAGTAGAAACATTTGGTGTTCAAAAAAGAAGAATGAAAAGTAGAATGAGTGGTCAATATTTTGGACCATATTATGATACTATTTCTTATAACATTAGAGTTACAGATCCACGGATTCAAGAATATGCTCAGTTAACTCGCAAGATTGATTTAGGTCTTAGGGTTAGCGTAACTGACGATAAGAATAGACTTATTTTCAGGAAAGGTTATAAAACTTATTTTGTTGACAGAGGTATTTTAGGTTATGAAGATACAAGAATTCCTATTACGTCCACATCTAGTTTTGGTGATTTTCCAGTAGAGTTCTTAGACGATAATATGGTTGACGCACTTAACTGGGCTGCATCTTCTAAATATAAGATAGATAATGACTTTTACGACTTTATAAATAAATTATTATACTTTGAAGACGATCGTGGTAAAGCAAAATTCTATAACGATCTCAATGAGTATCGTAAGTATATTGCTTCTCGTGGAGATGCCTATGAACGATTTAAAGCAATGGATTGGCTACGTAAAGATAATAAAGCGTTTAGTAATCATCCATTCTTAGATCATCGTGCTCGTATCTATGATAGAGGTCTAATAAGTCCTCAATCTGGAGAAACTTTTAGACCATTCTTAAATACTGCAGAAGAAAAATCTTTAGGTGTTGATGGATTTGAAAACTTCCAAGACCAAATTGGCTCATTTCTTGGTGGACTAAATGATACGCTAGAAGGTAAATACAATTCTTTATCAAACACTGGAAGGCAAAAGATTGCTGAAAAGTGGAGATCTGAACTTGTAAAAATTGGTAATGCAATGTTGAGAAGGAAACCTAATGATATTAGAGCTGTATTAGAATCTGATATCCTAAGTTTGATTGATGGTGAAGACCAAGGAAAATTCTTAAGATTTGCCTTGGAAACTGCTAAGATTGACAATTATCTTGGTGGTAATTATGGGGCAAAATCTTTACAAAGACTAGCTGACTATAAGACCTCACTTGCACTAGAACAAGATGCTTCATCTTCTGGTGCTCAAATTATTGCATTAACTACTCGTAATAAACAACTTGCTGAATTAAGCAATGTAGTTCCTACTAATCAGAAAAGAAGACTGTATGATGAAATTGCAAATGCTACTTATAATGATCCTAGATTTAGAGAGATTAATAAAAGATTTAATCTAACTGAAAAAGATCTAAGAAAAGCTGCAAAAGCTCAGAACATGGTTACTTTTTATGGTGCTGGTGAAAGAACAGGAGTCTTAAATGTTGAAGGAAAGCTTGCAAAGGTTTTAGATAAACAAGACAACACTCTAGTTGTTAAAGCTGCAGACAGAGATACTGTACTAAACGAAATATCAGCAAGAATTGCACGATATGAAAAATTTGATCCAGATACTGCAAACGAATTAAGAGTACTAAGAGAGGATGTAAAAAATATATTTAATAAGGGTTTAGACCCTGGTGATGATATATTAGAACAGTTGTATTTTTTAGATTCTAAAACAAAAGACTTAGTTGAGAAAATGACTAAGTCTTATGATAAAATAGTTACTCCTAATGACTTTAAAGAAATTGCTCAAATTATGAGTGAGCAATTGCGTGATGAAGTTCCTGTATTAAAAGACTTTACAAGATACTTTGGTAGATTAGCAGAGGATTTTCTGATTAATTCAAAACCATCAGATAGCAATTTTGATTGGAAGAGCATAGCTAAAATTACTCTTCGTGGTAATAAAACAAAGGGCTATGTATTACCAGACTCAATAAGTAAAATACTTGGACTAAAAGCAGGAGAACCTATTTCAGAAAAAGTATTGAAACGATTTGGTGACTGGGTTCCTAACGGAACACTTGATCAAATTATTAATGGAATTGATACGCCAGAAAATAGACGTACTGGTGCTAAATATTTAAAAGTAGACTTTCTAGGACTTAAAACTTTAAATGAATTAGAAATATTCTATGCAAATAAATTACCAAAAAGTTGGACAAACATTCCATGGGTTAATTTCGATGGAAAAGTTATTGAACAAAATTTTACTCAAACATTTGAAGAGCGATTAAGATATAAAGACAAAGACGGTAATTGGTTTGTTAATATTCTTCAAGTTCCACAAAAGACAGAAGCAACTTGGTGGGAACAGTTAATAAATAAATCTGGTAAAATTAATGACATTGCCAATTCTACTAAAGCAAGAACAGCTTTCGCTGTGAATGGAAATCATTCTAACGATGCCGTAATTGTCAAGAGATATCATTTATGGGGTAAGGCAAATAAAATTCCTACTTCTACAATTCATGATGCGTTTTTTGCTAATACTGCAGATATGGTCAAAGGTAGAAATGCACTAAGACAAATATATGCAGAGATGTTAAAGAAAAATGTTATTATCGAAACACTAAATGAAATGAGAGCTAGAGGCTTACCTCAAGCTTTGTATGATAAATATCTTAATGAAGCAATTGATATTGGGTTAATTCCAATAGCAGGTAGATCTAGGATTGGTGAAAAGTTACTTAAAGATTCTGATATTTTGACTGATAAGGATATTTTGAAGCTTATACCTAAAGGTTTTAAGAATGATTACGGTTGGTACGGTGTTGGTTAATCTCAACCCGTTAAATTAACCCAGGTGTGAATTTTGTTCAATAATATGAATTTAAGTTCATGAAGGAATATATTCTGTAAGTATTGTATACTTGCATTAATTGAGTTGTACTCAAAGGAAAATAAAATGGCTGAAAATCAAGATCAATCAAACGATCAACAAAATAACCAAGAAAACGTTGATGGAACTAAAGATCCATCTGTACAGACCGACTTGCAGAAAGATACTAATCTTGTAGACAAGGTCGTTCAAGAAAAGCTCGATGAGGCACTAAAAGATATTAAGTCAAAACTTGATAAAGCTTATAGTGCTAGAGACGAAGCCCTTAAAAAGGTTTCTGATTTCGAGCAAGCAAAACGTGCAGAGGAACTTAAAAGGTTACAAGAAGAAGGAAAGCATAAAGAAGCGTATGATATGCAAATTGCAGAAGAACGCGCAAAACGTGAAGCATTAGAAAAACAGAATGTTGAACTTACAAGAGACATTAATGTTAGAAATGCTTTAGCCAGTTATCCCTTTAGAAACGATAGTGCATCAGAAATGGCATATCGTGAAATCATTGGACAATTAGTTCGTGATGAAAGTGGAGTATGGGTGCATAGATCAGGCGTATCCGTTAAGGATTTCGTGAAGACCTTCGCAGAAGTTGAAGATAATGCTTTCTTATTTAAACCTAAAGTCAATAACGGTACTGGAAATTCTGGTAATAAGCCGACGAACACTTCTAATGATAAGAAATCTCTTTTCGAGATGTCACAAGAAGACGTACTCAAAATGGCCAGAGAAGGTAAACTTCCTGGTAAATAATTTAACTAAGGAAATTTAAATGACTGCTCGTTCTAACGTTACTGGCGCTGATACTTACGTATTGCAAGAAGCAATCAGCGCATACTCGGATGAAGCCTACACAACTGCTAAGAAACTCTCTGGCACTGGTATTGTAGGAATGAATCCTAATATTAACACTAACACTGAAACTTTCGTTGGTCAAGTTCGTTGGTTCAAACCTTTGAACCCAACTATCAACATTGCTTCTTTAACTGATTCGTCTGCTGGTACTAAGACTAGCTACACTTCTGATTTTGTTAATTATGTCAAAACTGTGCGTACGCATGGTGCTGAAAAGGTTAACATGCAACAAATTGTTACCCAACAAGATGGTCTTGCAAAAATTGGTCGTGACTTTGCTGAAACCCGTGCTCAAGACGAACACAATGCTTTATTAGCTGTGCTTAAAGGCGTAGCTATCTCTGAAGCTATCAATGGTGCTGCAGCTGGTTCTGGTTCTACTGGTTTAGGTGGTCAAACTTTTGACAACGATCCTACTGACAAAAAGTATGGTTTCTATGTTGATTTGGGTTCTGCTAAACCTATTGTTGCTGCAACTACTACTATTCAAGGTGCTGCTCGTGCAGAAGGCTTCTTAAACGCATTCGGTCAAGCATATAAGGATTATGAGCCTGAATATGCTTACTTAGTGACTTCTCCTGAAGTTTTAGCTTCTATGCGTTCAGCTAACTTAGTTGACCAAACTAAAGTTACTGATGGTAACATCATGTTTGATACAATTTTTGGCGGTAAGTTCCGTATTATCCAAACTCGTGCTGCGCAAGGCTTGACCAGTGCAGAACTAACAAAGATTAATACTGGTCCTGGTGTTGATATTGTTGGAACTAAAACTTCCTTTATTGTGTTGCCTGGAGCTATTGCAATGCAAGCATTGGCTGTGCCTGATCAGGTTGAACTTTATCGTGATGCTGGTGCTTATAAAGGTGGTGGTACTACTTCCGTTTGGTATCGTTGGGGCTATGTATTACATCCTGCTGGTTACAACTGGGCTGGTTCACAAGAGAAGTTTCCTTCTGATGCTGAATACATGTATTCTGTGTCTAGTGGTACTCCTAGTGCATTAGCAAGTGCTACCTCTGCCATGGCTACTACTACTGGCACGTGGATTCGTAAGATGAGCTCTGCCTTGAGTCTTGGTATTCTTCCTGTATTCCATTCTTAATTAAGGGAGACACTTATGGCACTCGCTAAAGGCACAAATTCTTATGCGACTGTCTCTGAAGCTGATTCTTACTTTGGAGATCGCTTAGATGTAGCAGCTTGGACTTCTGCCTCTGAACTAGATAAAGGCAAAGCGCTTGTTACAGCTACGCTAATCCTTGATGGTTTGGATTGGATGGGGACTGCTGTAAGTGAAACTCAAGCTCTAGCTTTTCCTAGGAATGCTACTTATTTTGATCCTCGAATTGGAACTGAAATCACCGTTGGTGGTACAACAGTTCCAGTTCGTGTGATTAATGGAATATATGAATTAGCTTATCATTTACTAAATAACGATGGTTTACTCGACGATACAGGTATAGTTACTGACTTACAAATAGGTACAATTAGTTTAAAAACTATTATAGCTCCTAGCAAAATTCCATTTAATGTTCAAAGACTAATTAAGCCGTTGCTTAACAATGTTGCTGCGAACGCTTGGTGGAGAGCAAACTAATGAGCTATAGTGGACTAATCAATACCAATATTAACCGTGCGTTTAACATGGTTAAAGACCTTGCTATTGAAGTTTCACTATCTAAGAAATCAAGTGCGTCATTTGATTTTAGCACAGATGCTGTTACAACAACTGCTACAACGGTCTTAACAAAGGCAGTAATAACTGATGTAACTAAAACTAGTAAAGACAATACAGTCATTAAAAAGATTGCAATGTTAAACACTAAAAACATCGGGGAAATATCAGGCTATGATGTTCTTAGCTTTGAAAATACCACTTGGAGAATTGGTCCGATTATTAATAGTACGCAATTTATAACAATTGCGGAAATTTATAAGGAGACTTAAATGGGTAAATACGAAAATTTAGAAAAGGATGTGTTTTCTATCTTCGGTAGTACATTGTGGAAAAGTGAAAACATAAAAACATTTCCAGTTAACTTTATTGAGTTAACACCTGGAACTGAATTTGTTAGAGTTTCAGTAATTCCTAGTGGAAACGGTATAAACTTAACGTCTATATCTGGTGTACTTATTATAGATATATTTACATCTGCAGGAAATGGACCAAGAAGAACATCTCTTATAGCAGACAAATTAGATTCTTATTTAGTTGGAAAATCTGTATCCACAGTCAGTGGTAATAGCACTCAGTTTAACAAAAGTGCTTTAGCATATGTAGGACTTGATACAGTCAATTCTGCTTTATATAGAGCTACTTACTCAATCCCGTTTAATTATTTTGGAGTTTAAAACATGGCACATATTACCTCAATTGGCGCAGGTGTGTTTTCGGACTTGGCTGTTGCAACGCCAACTTCCGATTTCTCTGCTTCCGCATTAGCTGCATTAGATACTGCCGCAGAATTTCAAGCGATTTTCGCTACTGAAATTGATACTGTTGGTGGTACTAAAGCAAGTAATACCTTTACACGTATTAAAAACGTTCGTGAGTTTCCTTCTATGGGTACTCCTCCTAACGTTGTTAACGTTCCAGTTTATGGTTCTAAGACATCTCAACAGATTCAAGGTCAAGCTGATGCTCCTTCTATGGAAATCACTTTGAACTTTGTTGCTTCTGATTGGGCTAAAGAGAGCACTAATATTCTTGGTTCTATGGTTGGTGATGGTATTCAGCACGTTTTCCGCTTTACACTGATGAATGCTGCACCTACTGGTACTGGTGCAACAAGATATGCGTCTACTAGTGGTGGTGTTGGTACTGTTCAAAACAGCCAGTACTACTGGATTGGTAAATTGGAAGCATTGTTAGTTAACCCACAGTTAACTGACGCTAATACTGCTACTATTACTATTACTGTTCAATCTGATTTTTATGGTGCTTACACCATCTAATTGGATTTAATGATTAGGGTGTATTTTGTTAGAATACTTAAATGACAACATTAAAGTTGGCCCCAATTTATATATAAGAGATATCATGATACAAAATCAAATTAAACCATTTAGCCAAGGTTATGTATTGAGAACTACGGCTAAGCATATGCGTAAAAGCATTGATATCAGCATCAGAAAGACCTTCGAGAGAGTATCTGAGTTTGCAGACGATCAGAGCAAATCTCAAGAAGTATTCCAAACCCTAGCATTTCTGCA